CCGACATTGGTGGCGAAGAAGATCCCTTCGGTGGCGAAGAAGAACCTCAGGAAGAACAGATGATAGAACTTAATGGTCAACAGTTTAGACTTGTTCCTATTCAAGAAGACGATATGTTTAGAGAAGGTAACGCAGCAGATAAAGACAATGCATATTCAGAAACAGCCGAATCACCTGACGGTGGTGGTGAAGATGGATATGTTGCAGAAGACCTTAATCTTGAAGCTATTATTAAAGAACTTGAAGATGAGATTGATGATGACGATGTAAATGAAGGTGATGAAAAAGAAGATGTAGATGAAGTATCTGCACATGCTGGTCAAGTTGATAATAACAATGATGACAAAATCAGAAATAGACCTGGTGTCTATACTGAAGGCAATGCTGAAGATAAAGATAATGCATATTCTGAAGGTGATCCTGGTGAAGATCCAGACCATCAAGCCGGTTCGACTGGTAGTATGATGGAAGGTGACGATGAAGGTGATGAAGACCTTGAAATTGATGAATCTTTGTGGCTTGAAGAAGAAGATGATGAAGAAGACATAGATGAACAATCTAGTTCTTCAAATATCGGATCTGGAACAGGTGTTAAACAAGCATCTGCAGGTGATGAAGAAGATCCACAGGGTAATAATCTTTCAGAAGTTTCTGCTGAACTCAAAGAATATAAAACAGCAGTCAAATTTCTCAAAGACAAACTTCACGAAGTCAACATTCTTAATGCAAAATTGTTGTTTACCAACAAATTGTTTAAAGAGTACGCACTCAATAACAATCAGAAATTAAAAGTAGTTGAAACATTTGACAGAGCTCAAACAACTAGAGAGATTAAACTTGTTTACTCTACTCTTGCTGAACAGTTCGGTGATAATGGTTCAATTAAAAACAGAAATCCAATTAAAGAATCAGCTAGTTCCAAATCCGGTTCAACAAAACCTTCTCAGAAATCTCGTAAAGTGATTACTGAAGAATCTAATGTTGCTGCTAGATTTAAGAAATTAGCTGGTATTATTAAGGGATAAATTAAATTAGGAGAATAAAATCATGGGAAACTATGTAAACAAAACTCTTTTAGACGCATCTCCAATGAAGAAACAGGCTAACGAAGCCAAACAACTTGTTGCCAAATGGGATAAGACAGGTCTTCTTGATGGGATAAACGAAGAGTTTCAAAAAAACGGTATGGCCGTACTTCTAGAAAACCAAGCTAGGGAATTGATTAGTGAAAATTCACGAACAAACCCTACTGGTGGTTCAGATGAAGAATGGTCAGGTGTTGCACTTCCACTGGTTCGTAGAATCTTTGGTAGTATTGCAGCTCAAGAATTTGTAAGTGTTCAGCCAATGAACTTACCTTCAGGTCTAGTATTTTATCTAGACTTTAAATATGGAACATCAAAGTTCGGTCATGGTGCTGACTCTGGTGGTCCAGGTGCAACTGAAACTTCAGTATTCGGTAAAACTGGTAAAAACACACCTGAAGGTGCAGCTGCACCATATGGTGAAGGTGGTGTATATGGTGAAGGTCGATTTGGATATACGGCCCCTAGTCAGTCAATTGCAATATCACATTCTGTTGGTGTTGTATCAGGTATAGATGCTGACACATATGCAACTAGTTCTATAGATTCAGCAGCCGCAGTGGCAGCTGATTTATTTCATGATACTGAATTTTCAGCATCCAAATCAGATCAAATAACAGCCGGTACAGTAGTTAAATTATCTGTATCAACTGCTTCATTTACTGATGCAGACTACTTGTCAGTTCGTTCTTGGAATTTAGAAGGTTCTTGGGATGGACAATCTCCAGTATCATTCTGGCCTCAATTTACTAAACTGAGTGCAGATGGAACAGCTGTTGAATTTATTGTTTCAGGTTCTGGTTGGGCAGCAGTAGCTACTGGTAAATCAACAGCTTCAATTGAATATCAAAAACAACCTCAGGATTATGATAGAGGTGACTTTGAAGATACTCAAGGTAATGCTACACAAGATTACTTAGCAATACCTGAAGTTGATCTACAACTTAACAGTTTACCGATTGTCGCTAAGACTCGTAAACTGAAAGCTGTATGGACACCTGAATTGGCTCAAGACTT